GCCACAGTTAATGCGTGTATTTACGACTACCGAAGATATTGTCTACTTTGAGCCTAAGAGTCCCGGTGATGAGGAGTCAGCTAGACAGGCTACCGACTACTGTAATTGGGCTTTCTATCGTGACAATGATGGGATGCTTATCCTCCACAACTGGTTTAAAGATGCTCTGCTGCAAAAGGTAGGAGTAGTTAAGTCATATTGGGATCAGTCTACAGACGTAACGAAGGAAGAATACCAAAATCTGTCAGAGGATGAACTAGCTCTGCTGTTATCGGATCAGACTCTAAAAGTTACCAAACAGAAAATAGAATATACGGAAATGTCGGACATGATGGGTAATGTCATACAAATCCCTAAGTTTGAAGTTCAGGTACAGCGCATTAAAGAAACAGGTCAGGTGCGTATTGAGAACGTGCCTCCTGAAGAATTCCTTATCAGCAAGTCAGCCAAGACTATTGACCAAGCCAGTTTCGTAGCACATCGTCGCTTGATGACTCGTTCAGAGTTAGTCGCTATTGGCTACGATCAGGACGTAGTTGACGAATTGCCAACATATAATGATCTTGAGTTCAATGCAGAGCGTATTGCAAGGTTCCCAAATGGCGAGCAACCGGATCAAAATACCTCTCTAGACTTCTCTATGCAGGTGCTAGAGGTATACGAGTGCTATATCCGTATCGACGAAGATGATGACGGTATTGCTGAGTTGCGCCGTATCGTCTATTGCGGCTCTGAGATACTTGAGGATGAGGAAACAGACTATGTTCCATTTCACAGTATCTGTCCTATACCTGTGCCGCACAAATTTTTTGGGCAAAGTCTGGCAGATCGGACGATGGATATTCAGCTACAGAAGTCCACGATTACACGTCAGAGCTTAGACAATCTGTATCTCACTAACAACAATCGAGTAGGTGCTGTAGATGGTCAGGTCAACATGGATGACTTGCTCAATGCTACTCCGGGTGGAATTATCCGCATCAAGAATCCTAATGCTCTGGTTCCGCTAACGGTTCAGAGTACATTCGGTCAAGCTATGCCAATGCTGGAGTACTTGGATGCAGTTCAGGCTAAACGTACAGGCGTTAGCGATGCACAGCAAGGACTTGATCCAGACATTCTGAGCAATGTTACGGCTACTGCTGTGGCTGCGATGATGAAGTCTAATAGTGGCAAGCTAGAGTTAATCGCTCGTATATTTGCTGAGACAGGCGTAAAGAGTCTGTTTAGAGGCATCTTGCATCTATTGGGCAAATATCAGGACAAGCCTAGAATCGTTCGTATGCGTGGTAAGTACGTTACATTTGATCCTAGAACATGGGCTAACGAGTACGATATTAGCGTTAATGTTGGTCTAGGCTCAGGTGACAGAGATCAGAAGTTAGCTATGTTGCAGATGGTTCTAGCGAAACAAGAGCAGATCATTCAACAGTATGGTCCATCTAATCCATTGGTATCTGTGGCTCAGTACCGCAATACACTAGCTAAGTTCATTGAGTCAGCAGGTTTCAAAGATGCTAACGAGTTTATGAATGAAATCACACCTGAACAAAATGCGGCTTTATCACAACCACAGCCACCTGCACCCGATGCGCAAGCAGAGATTGCTGCGATGCTGGCAAAGGTTGAAACAGAAAAGATTCAGGCAAAAGCTCAAATCGATGCGGCTAAACTTGACCTGCAGAGGCAGACACTCGAAGCCGAATATACGAGCAAGGGTATAGAGCTTCAGATGAAGAACCAGAACGATGCTAATGATCTGCGTATCAGAGAAGCTGAGTTAGCAGTTAAGCAATTACAGACTATACTGGCTATGGACTTGGCTGATGAAGATACGAAGAACAAGCAAGCTGAGTTAACGCTGAAGGCTTTGCGTGAACTAGGCACTCTGACTAGAGGAATGTAATGGGATTACTAGAGTTACTTGGTTCATTGGGTGCTAGGTATGCTGAAAGTCCTAGTGATCCGCTAGAGATGAAGGGCAAGGGCTATTTTGGCTTATTGCCTACGGCTGGTGGTCAGGTTGCTACTGAAATATCGTCAACTGATGAGCAAGGCAGGAATTACCCATTACTTGTGCCTACATTAACTCAGCAAGAAATACAGTATTTATTGCAAGGTAACCAACCTACCGATGACATTTATAATAAGGCTGAGATGTGGGCTGAATCACGTAGACAGATGGGATTGAGTCCGTTTGCTGCTCCTAATGAAATGCGTATTCCTATGGGATTATTAGGTCAATGAAGAAATCAGACTGGGCTAACAACTTACTGAGAGACGATTACTTCATAGAGATGATGGAAGAACTCAGAGGTATGGAGATAGCTAAGTTCTTAAGTAGCGATTATGCCGATGTAGAGGTGCGTGAAGAAGCGTATATACGTCTTAGAGTCCTAGAGTCTATTGATAATTACATTCAAGGGTTAGTAGACCAGAAAATTATAGATCAAAAAAAGTTAAAGATTTTGTAGTCCGAATCGTCCGGTTGGCGATATAATTAAGGAAACATAAATGAGCGATACTCAAAACACGACACCGGAAGGTAGTGGTGAGTTAACGGTAGAAGGTGCAGCTAACGCTTTCTTGAGCATGATGGATCGGGAAGATGGCTCCGACAAGGAACAACCAGAATCCGCTTCAGAAGCTAACGAAAGCGATGCCGAATCAGACGATGAGTCTGAGGTAGAACAAGATGATGACGGTGAGGAGCAAGAGCAGCCCACGTATCTGGTTAAAGCAGCCGGAGAAGAACGTGAGGTAACGCTTAATGAGCTTATCAAGTCTTATCAACTTGGCACGGATTACACCAAGAAATCGCAAGCAGTAGCTGAGGAGCGCAAAGCTGTAGAAGCAGAGCGTCAAGCGGTTCAAGAAGCCAAGCAAATGCGTGATACGTATGCGCAGAGACTTGAGATGATTGAGCAAATGCTACAGCCTCAGCAAGAGGAAAATCTCGAATACCTGAAAGAGACTGATCCTATTGGATACTCTGTAAAGGTAGCTGAGATGATTCAGAGAGATAAGCAACTAGCTGCTGTACAAGCTGAGAGACATCGAATCAATCAGCAACAGGAGCAGGATAGACAGGTGCAGATGCAGTCCGTAGTGGCTGAGGAAATGCAGAAATTGTCTAGCTATATCCCTGAGTTTACTGATCCTGCTAAGGGTGAGGCTATCAGAAATGATATTCGCGCTTTTGGTAAGCAGATTGGGTTCTCTGATAACGAATTAGCGGCTGTCTATGATAGTCGGGCTGTACTAACTCTGTATAAGGCAATGCAGTACGACAAGTTAGTCGCAAGTAAGCCAGCTATCACCAAGAAGGTGAATGAGGCTCCTAAAGCGATTAAGTCAGGCGTAAGCAAACCTAGAGATAGTAATGCTGAAGAAACACGGAAACTAAAGGCGCGAGCTAAATCAAGCGGAAGTATCCGCGATGCAGCTAGTGTATTTGAACGATTTATTTAAAGGATTAAATCATGGCTATTTATAATGCTTATGACGCAATCGGTCAGCGTGAAGATTTGACCGATATCATCTATGATATCAGCCCTACGGAAGTGCCCTTCATGTCCAGTATTGGCAAGACAAAGGCAACGGCAGTAAGACACGAATGGCAGACTGATACTCTTGCCAGTGCGACAACAAACAATGCTGCCGTTGAGGGGGCAGACGCATCCGATGCTACTTTGACACCAACTACTCGTTTGGGTAACTACACACAGATTCTGCAAAAGACTATCAAAGTCTCCGGCACTCTGGACACAGTTAACAAAGCAGGTCGTAAGTCTGAGAAGGCATACCAATTAGCTAAGGCTTCACAAGAGCTAAAGCGTGATCTCGAGACTATCCTCTTGAGCAATCAAGGAACTTCTGTTGGTTCGTCTAACTCGTCTGCTCGTAAGTTGGGTTCGTTGCTGTCATGGATCAAGACTAACTCGTCAGTTGGTAGCGGTGGTTCTGATCCTACTACTATCGGCGTATCAACTCGCACAGACGGCACAGCACGTACATTTACTGAGGCTCTGCTGAAAGAAGTAGTTGCTGAGGTATTTACTTCGGGTGGCGTTCCTAAAGTTCTGATGGTTGGTGCTACTGGTAAACAGAAAGTATCTAGCTTCACAGGTCTGTCGGCTTACCGTTATAACGTCAATGCTGGTGGTGGTGGCGCACAAGCTACTATCGCTGCGGCGGCTGATGTTTATTTGAGCGATTTTGGTTCAATTTCGGTGGTTCCAAACAGGTTTATGCGTACACGCGATGCTCTGATCCTTGATCCTGAGTACGCTGCATTGGCTTATCTGCGTCCATTCCAGACTAACGAGCTTGCAAAAGCTGGTGATGCTGACAAGACTCAGATTCTTGTTGAAGTAACATTGGAAGTTAAGAACGAAGCCGCTCACGGTATCGTTGCTGACTTGAACATGGCTCTGTAATAAGACTGCCCCTGATCTTCGGATTGGGGGCATTTATGAGGACTTATGGACTATAGACAACAAATTGTACATGCGGACGGTGATGGTGGAATTATCATCGAAACTAAACAGGATGTTACTGAGATACTTGAGAGTAACAACCAAATCAGAGAGGCAGACAAAGCAAGGCTAGGACACGTTAATGAATTTCACCACATAGCTCGAATACCTTTTACGGTCATTGATGACTTGAATAAGAGGGGAGTTATGAGAGGCTTTACTATTATTGACGATGTGGCTTTTGCTCGATGGCTCAATGATTCCGATAATGCACAATGGAAAGTCTATAGGGGTACTATCTAATGGGTATAACAGTAGGTGTATGCGTTCCAGCTAGAGACGAGGTTCATACTGGCTTTGCGTTTGACTTTGCAAAGATGGTAGGGCGAGATAGTAAGTTTCGGTGTGGTACAGGTGAGCATGGCTTAAAGTTATACACAATGGCTGGTACGTTGATATTCGACCAGAGAGAAAAGCTAGTTGAGGCTGCGTTAGCTGATGGCTGTGACTACATTCTGTTCATTGATTCAGATATGCGGTTCCCTAGCGATACGATAGATATATTGTTAAGCAGAGAAGTTCCGATTGTCGGAGTTAATGCAGTAACTAGACGCAAGCCTACGTTACCTACAGCATTGAATTTAGAGCTAGATAAAGACGAAAATGGCAAGATTATTAGTTACGCTTGGCATAAAATAGACTCTAAAGGTAAAGAAGGTGTTGAGCCTTGTACGGCTGTAGGTGGTGGTGTAGTAATGATTCACAAAGATGTATTCGAGGCTACTAAGAAGCCGTGGTATGACGTAGGCTGGAGTTCACGAGGCATTATTGGCGAAGATGTGCATTTCTGCATCAAGGCTCAAGATAGTGGATTTCAGACTTATGTAGATCACAGTCTGTCTATGCATATAGGTCACATTGGTACGTATGAGTATCGATGGGAAGATGTAGAAGATGGTGCTGTGGACAGACACAACTCAGGGAAATAGTTATGACGGATTACAGTTCGTTAAAATCTACGATAGCGAGTTACTTAGGTCGTAGTGATCTGACTGCACAGATACCGGACTTTATCCAACTGGCTGAGGAACGGCTCCGTAGAGACATCAGAACGCGACAGATGCTCATTGTGGCTCGTGCTAATACCACAGGAGGTGAGGAGACTATCGGCTTGCCTACGGACTTCCTAGAGATGCGTGACGTACATCTGCGTACTACTCCAGCTTCTTCAGTTACTTACCTTTCGCCTAATTCATTTTATGCAATAGCTAGGACTACTGATTCAGGTAAGCCATTGAACTACACGATTCTGGCTTCAGAGATTCAGTTTGCTCCTATACCTGATACTACCTACAGTATTCAGATGTTGTATTACGGTAAGCCACAGTATCTATCCGATAGCAATATCGTTAACGTATTCCTAACTAATTATCCTGATGCTTTGCTGTATGCGGCATTGGGCGAAGCTGAACCATATTTGATGAATGATGCACGACTTCAGACATGGGCTGCTTTGTATGATCGTAGCATTACAGCAATTTCTACTGCCGACCAGAATGGTGAATACGGTGGTCAACCTATGTCAATGTCTGTGAGGTAAATCATGGCTGAAATTTCGAACTATTTGGAAAACGCATTAATTAACGGTACGTTACGTGCTACTAGCTACACTGCGCCGACTACTACTTTTTTAGCTTTATATACCAATGATCCTACAGATGCGGATACTGGTACTGAAGTCACAGGTGGCTCGTATGTTCGTCAATCGATCACATTTAGCTCACCATCTAACGGTGCTACGTCTAATAGCTCTGCGATTGAGTTTCCTCAATGTACGGCTGATTGGGGAATTATCACTCACGTTGGCATTCGTGACGCTGTAACGGCAGGTAATCTCTTGTATCACTCAGCACTAGATACGAGCAAGACTATTAGTAATGGCGATATATTTAAGATAACATCGACTAATCTTTCAGTAACTTTGGCGTAAGGAGTAAATTATGTCCACTATCGTTACTCGTGCTGGCAAAGGTTCTGCTCTTAGTTATGCTGAGGTTGATGCAAACTTTACAAACCTAAATACAGACAAATTGCAGTCTACTAGCAGCGCAGCAATACTTACGCTGACAAGTGCGTCTATTGGTGTTTTAACAGCTACAAGTGCATCTTTGTCTGTTTTAACTGCTACTAGTGCTTCTATTAGTGCGCTTACAGCTACTAGCTCTACGTTAACTAATCCGACAGTTAATAACTATACCGAAGGCGTAGTTGCTATTGGTACAGTTACATCAGCCAGCACATTGTCATTGACTAACGGCACAGTTCAGACAGCTACTCTCACAGCTTCTACTGCTTGTACGTTCACTATGCCTACTGCGACTGCTGGTAAGTCATTTGTTCTTCTATTGAAGCAAGCTGCATCGACTGGTAACGGTACTGCGACATTTACTGGTGTGAAATTTGGTACGGCTGGTGCTCCGACAATTACTGCAACGGCTGGCAAGATGGATATTCTGACATTTGTTAGCGATGGTACTAACTGGTACGGCTCTGTAGCAGCAGGTTACACACCATAAGGAGTCAGGATGTTTGCTTTTACTAAATTAATGCAAGCAATGGCTGGTGGCTCTGTTGCTCCATCAAGCGTAAGTTACCTTGTCGTGGCTGGCGGCGGCGGTGGCGCGGGTTCTCAAGGCGGTCAGACAAGTGGCGGCGGCGGCGGTGCGGGTGGCTACATAGAATCAACACTAGCTGTTGCTGCTTCAACCAATTACACAGTTACTGTTGGTGGATACGGTGCTGGTGGTGTGTCTGGAAACAATAACGGCAGTCCGGGTAGCAATTCTGTTTTTGCTTCAATTACGTCTGTTGGTGGTGGTTACGGAGCTAAGTCAGGAACGAGTGGTAACGTAGGTGTTGCCGGCGGCTCAGGTGGTTCGGCGGGTGGTTCTGGTAACAACACCAATACGGCTGGTACATCTGCACAAGGTAATCAAGGCGGCGCAGCTACAAATACAGCCAACTATGGCGCAGCTATGGGCGGCGGTGGTGGCTCTGGCGCGGCGGGTGGAAATGGGGTTACTTCGACCGGTGGTAACGGCGGTTCTGGAACGCAGACTTCAATAAGCGGAACTGCTTTGTTCTACGCTGCTGGAGGCGGAGGCAATGGCGATAGCACACAAGGCGTAGGCGGTTCTAGTATCGGCGGCAATGCTGGTAATTCTACGTCTCCTGAACTTCCTAGTGCTGGAGCTGTTAATACAGGTTCAGGTGGCGGCGGTGCTGGCGCGGCTGGCGCATCAAAAGCAGGCGGTAACGGCGGTGACGGTATTGTAATTATTAGTTACCCATCTACTAATGCTGATTTAGTGTCTATTGGTGGTGGTTTAACTTACACAAAAACTACATCTGGTGGTAATACCATCTACAAATTTACTGCTGGTACTGGCACTATTTCATGGTGATTGATATGGCACACTACGCATTTCTAGATAGCAATAATGTAGTTACAGAAGTCATTCCCGGCAAAAACGAGGGTGAAGATGGTATTGATAATTGGGAACAGCATTATAGTGATGTGCGTGGTCAAGTATGCAAACGTACTAGCTATAACACGGTAGGAAATGTTCACCTAAATGGTGGCATTCCGTTTCGCGGTAATTGCGCTGGCATAGGTTATATATACCGTGAAGATATTGATGCTTTTGTTCCTCCGCAACCGTATCCAAGTTGGATATTAGATTCTAATGTTATTTGGCAAGCACCAACATCTATGCCTACTGATGGTGGTATTTACTCATGGAATGAGGAATCTCAGACTTGGGTAGAGGTAAATGGCTAACAATTATGTCGATTTTGATTACTGGATTCAGGGCTACGGTGAAGATGACCTAAGTTCTCCTGATCTATACGTTGTCGCTGGCTATTGGGATTCTGGCTATTGTGAGAACGAAGGTATTAGTGCGTCCATTATCGGTAACGTAACGGTATTGGCATCAGGATTAGCAATATATGGCGGTAGAGCAAGCATTACAGGTACGGCTACTGTAACGGCTGTAGGTGATTCTGCTCCGGCTATAAGAGCAAGTATTACTGGTTTAGCTACGGTAACGGCTAACGCTACGTTTGTAACTGTTGGAGCTGCTTCTATTAATGGTACAGCTACAGTTAATGCAAATGGTAGCTCAGTATTTTCTAGTTCTGCTGCTATTACAGCCAATGCAGATGTGGGTGCTATTGGTGATGTTATTGGTTATCAATGGACTGTAGTAACTCCAGAATCAACTACTTGGGCTAAACAGTAATGGCAAAGCAAAAGATTATCTTCGGTGAGTGGTTGCCAGACCAGCCCGGTGTTACTGGTGCAATAACTGATGCCTATAATTGTTATCCAGTTACTAATGGCTATGCTCCATTACGTGAAGCAGTAGATTACTCATCTAATGCAGGTCAGAACTTGTTAGTCGCATTTGCTGGTAAGTTTTCTGGTGCATCTACGCTATTTGCTGCTGGTGCTACACAGATTTACAAGTTTAATCCTAGTAATACTGGCTTAGATGCCTTAACGACTACTGGATATTCTACTGTTGAGGCATGGGATATTACTCAGTTTGGCTCTAAGATGATTCTAGCTAACGGTGCAGACCAGTTACAGGCTTATGATTTAGGATCATCGACTTACTTTGCTGACTTGGCTGCTGCTGCTCCTGCTGCTAAATTTGTGACTGTAGTTCGAGACTTTGTTGTAGCTGCTAACGTAGGTGGTGAGGAGAATAAGGTCTACTGGTCAGATATTAATGACGAGACTGACTGGACTCCGGGTGCTGCTTCTCAGTCTGACTCTCAGGTAGTACCTGATGGCGGTGATATTACAGGTCTAGCGGGTGGTGAGTACGGTCTAATCTTCTTAGAACGTGCTATCTATCGTATGTCGTATGCAGGTAGTCCGTTTTTCTTTCAATTTGACGCTATTTCTAGGACGTTAGGCTGTATGTCTAACGGTTCTATCGCTCAGTTTGGGAATTTAACGTACTTTCTAGCTGATGATGGCTTTTATATGTGCGATGGTAAGTCTGTTAAGAATATCGGACTAGAAAAGGTTAATCGTTGGTTCTTTGATAATGTCAGTTTGAGCGAAATCCAGACTGGTATGAGCGCAACCATTGATCCAGTACGTAAGTTAGTTATCTGGAACTTTAAGAATAACTTCGGTCGCAGATTCTTGCTGTATTACTCTATCGATTTAGATAAATGGTCGTATGGCTTAACTGACGTGAACTTCTTAGCGTATGGACTGACACCTAGTGCCACACTTGAGCAGTTAGACATTTACTATTTTGATAGTACAAACCAGAAAACTGGTACGTATACACAAAGTAGCACTACCGTTACTGTTACTGTAACGGATCATGGGTTAGAGACTAATGCTTATGTATTATTTGATGCGACTTCTGGTGCTGGAGTAGATGGAACATTCCAAGTAACAAGAACTGGCGCAAATACATTTACATTTACAGCCGCAACTGGTGCGACTATTACTACGTCAAATTGCACAATTACATTGCCAAGTATTGATAACACGGCAGAGCAGATACCGTTAGATTCACGTACTTGGGCTGGTGGTCAGCTTATATTCGTTGGCGTTAGAAATCAGAGAATTGTAGTTTTCTCTGGTGCATTGCAAGCTGCATATATTACTTCTGGAGACATTGACATTGGACGTTCTATTATCACATTGGCAAAACCTATTATCGATAATGGAA